GAAAAACAAGGTAGATGGTGGGACAAATAAATACTAGTGGTGAACTAGTGTTTTGTTGTGTCAAGTAACGATGTATATTTGGGGAACCCGAATCTAAAGAAAGCGGGAACCCCAATTCAATTTACAAAGAAGCAAATTGATGAGTGGATCAAGTGTAAGAATGATCCTATCTATTTTGCTATGAACTATATTCAGATTATCTCTCTTGATGAAGGTTTGGTGCCTTTCAAGATGTATGACTTTCAGAAAGAAATTCTGCGAGACTTCCATGAAAACAGATTCAACATCGCAAAACTCCCAAGACAGACAGGAAAGTCTACTACGGTTGTCGCTTATCTTCTTTATTATGCAATTTTCTATGATAGCGTTAACATTGGTATTCTTGCAAACAAGGCATCTACCGCCAGGGAACTTTTAGGCAGGTTACAACTTGCATACGAGAACTTGCCCAAATGGATGCAACATGGTATTCTTGTATGGAACAAAGGTAATGTCGAACTTGAAAACGGATCAAAAATTCTGGCTGCTTCTACATCTGCAAGTGCTGTCCGTGGCATGTCGTTCAATATCCTCTTCCTCGATGAATTTGCGTTCGTTCCAAACCATGTTGCAGAGCAATTCTTTGCCTCTGTTTATCCTACTATTACGTCTGGTAAATCAACGAAAGTAATTATCATCTCCACGCCTAATGGCATGAACCACTTTTATAAGATGTGGGAGGATGCTAGACGTGGCAAGAATGATTATGTCACTAACGAAGTCCACTGGTCACAAGTCCCTGGAAGGGATAGTAAGTGGAAAGAAGAAACAATCAAGAACACATCACCGCGACAGTTCGCACAGGAGTTTGAGTGTGACTTTCTCGGATCTGCGGACACGTTGATTAGTCCAGCAAAACTACAAGCAATTCCATTCCATGACCCAATAGCGAGCAATGCAGGACTTGACGTGTATGAGAGAGTGCAAAAAGATCACGAATATATTATTACTGTGGACGTTGCCAGAGGTATCGGTGGCGACTACAGTGCTTTCCTCGTGTTTGATATCACCACGGTGCCGTATAAAATCGTTGCAAAGTACAGAAATAATGAGATTAAACCTGTATTGTTTCCCTCGGTAATTTTCCAAGTCTGCAAGGAATACAATAATCCATACGTATTGGTAGAAGTAAATGATATTGGAGATTCGATTGCTGCTACTCTCAATTACGATCTTGAGTATCCTAATGTCCTTATGTGTGCTATGCGTGGCAGAGCGGGTCAGGTCGTCGGACAAGGATTCTCAGGAACAAAAACACAATTAGGTGTAAAGATGAGCGTAACCGTGAAGAAGATTGGTTGCGCTAACCTCAAAGCAATTATTGAAGAAGACAAGTTGTTGTTTAATGACTTCCAGATCTTCCAAGAACTTACCACGTTTGTGCAGAAGAAGCAAGCATGGGAAGCAGATGAAGGATACCATGATGATCTCGTGATGTGCATGGTTCTCTTTGCATGGTTAGTCATGCAAGAATACTTTAAAGAAATGACCGACCAGGACATCCGTAGGAGAATTTACGAAGAGCAAAGAAACCAAATTGAACAAGACATGGCACCTTTTGGTTTTATTGATGATGGTTTGGGTGACGATACTTATATTGACGCAGATGGTAGTTTATGGGAGTATGGAGATAAGCAAGAAGAAGTAGGATATATGTGGAACTACTGATGGATATTGGAGATCAATTTAGTCTAGAACATTTACTCTTTAAAGAAAGGGTATGTAGAACTTGTGGTAAGAAGAAAGATTTGATCTCAGACTTTTATTTGACACGTAAAAATAAAAAAGGTCATCCGTCAGCATATGCTTACGAGTGTAAAGATTGTACCATTATTAGAGTAGTAGCAAGCAGGTTGGCAGATAAGATATTAGATCGCTGGGAGTATCCAGACTGGTAGTTCATGCATTGTTCACCACCTCTGAAGGATTCAAAAATCTAAATACTTACAGATAAATTTGATATCTAAGAGGTAAAATACATGGCAAGTCAAGTCTCGCCTGGTGTTGTTATTAGAGAACGTGACTTATCCAATGCAGTTGTTGTTGGTGATTCGGCAATCACCGCTGCTTTCGCATCAACATTTGCAAGAGGACCAGTAGGATCTATCACTAATATTTCTAGTGAGAGAGAACTTATTGACACCTTTGGTGGACCTTCCGAGGATAATGCATCCGATTGGTTGGTAGCATCAGAGTTCCTGCAGTATGGCGGCAGACTTGCCGTTGTTCGCGCAGAGTCTGGAGTATTAAACGCAACCGCAACAGGATCTGGTGTCCTTATCAAGGACAAAGCAGATTTCGACGGAGGTGTAACTTCAGAGGTCCTAGCAGCAAGATATGCAGGAACCGATGGTAACTACTACCGCGTAGTATTAGTTGACCGTGGTGCTGATGAAATTGCAACTGTAGTTGGTCACGGTTTGTCAGTTGGTGCAACATACAACGACGGTACAAATGACCACGAAGTCTATGCAGTTCTCGGTACTGACACAATCGCAATCATCAACACTGATGGCGTAAAGGCATCCGCAAATGGAGTAACCACAACTCCTTGGTACAATCAAACTTCAATCGCTTCAACTGGACTAAAGCTAAGCGCAATTGGTCCTCGTCCTGGCACTTCTGCTTTTGCTGCAGAAAACCACTTGAGCTATGACGAAGTACACGTTGCAGTTGTTGATGAAAGAACAAACGCAGTCGTAGAAAGATTTACATACGTTTCTAAACTTTCTGACGCTGTAACTGCAGAGGGAGCATCAAACTACTGGAGAGATGTTGTTAACAACGAATCCCAGTACATCTACTCTGCTGCTGAGCAAACAGCAAATCTTCAGTCAACAGGTAACGCATGGGGCAGTGCTGCTGCTTCTTATGCTGCAACTGCTGCTGCTCCAGAATTAATGAAACTCATTCTTCCTTCTGGTTCTAATGGTGCTTACGATGGTTACCTCCTTTCTGGTGGTACTGATGACTATGCATACACTGCTGGAGAAATTCAAACTGCTTACAATCTTTTCTTAGACACTGAAGCATCTGAAATTGATTTCGTCCTAATGGGCGGTTCGATGTCAACCGAAGCTGACACTAAGACTAAAGCAGGAGCAGTTATTGGAGTCGCAACTTCAAGAACTGATTGTGTTGCTTTTGTTTCTCCACACGTTGGAAACCAAGTCGCAGCATCTGGTGGAGCACTAACCTCCACACAGCAAAGAGATAACACTATTGCATTCTTTGATACACTACCCTCAACATCATATGCAGTATTTGATAGTGGTATCAAGTACACTTATGATCGTTTTGCTGACAAGTACCGCTACATCGGTTGTAACGGTGACATCGCTGGTCTCTGTGTAAGAACATCTACTGCTGTAGATGACTGGATTTCTCCTGCTGGTCTAAACCGTGGCGGTCTCCGCAACGTTGTAAAACTCGCTTTCAATCCTAACAAAGCAGATAGAGACGAACTATACCAGTCAAGAGTAAACCCTGTTGTTTCCTTCCCTGGTTCTGGTCCTGTACTATTCGGTGACAAGACCGCACTTGCATCTCCTTCTGCATTCGACAGAATCAACGTTCGTCGTCTCTTCCTCAACATTGAGAAGAGAGCTGCAGAACTCGGTAAGCAAGTTCTATTCGAGCAAAATGATGCTATCACAAGAGGTGGTTTTAACTCTGCTATCACTTCGTACCTCTCTGAGGTTCAAGCACGTAGAGGTTTAACTGACTATCTAGTTCGTTGTGATGAGTCTAATAACACACCTGCTGTTATCGACCGCAACGAATTTGTTGCTGAACTCTACCTCAAGCCAACTCGTTCAATTAACTATGTAACCGTGACTGTCACAGCGACAAGAACAGGAGTTGAGTTCTCTGAAGTCGTTGGTAGATAATTCATTAGTAGTTAATAGATTAAAATTTACGAGGTAAACACAAATGGCATTAGCAAGTAACGTTAATGACTTCCTACAGAAGGTTGGACAAGGCGTCAAACCTAATATGTTTGAGGTTAGGATTCCATTTCCTACCACTCTAACTGGTTCTGGCGCAGCTGATGATGAATTAGTATCACTTCTGTGTAAGTCAACTGCACTTCCTGGTTCTACATTAGGAAGCATCGATGTTCCTTTCAGAGGAAGAACAGTCAAAATTGTTGGTGATCGCACCTTCGATAACTGGTCTGCAACCTTCTTCAATGACAAGGAAATGAAAGTCCGCTCTAAGTTTGAGCAGTGGATGGAGAACATGAACACTCATGAGGCAAACACCGCTCCTCTATTCACACCTGGCAGCACTGCCAAGTATATGGTTGACATTGAAGTTGACCAACTAGAGAAGGATGGCACTACAACTGGTACTGCACTAAGAAGCTACAAGCTTTGGCACGCATTCCCAATCAGCATCTCCCAGATTGATCTTGCTTATGATAGCAATGATCAGATTGAAGAATTCACTGTTGAATTCCAAATGTCTTACTGGACTGTTGATGCAGGTGGCGCATCTGGCATTACCGTAGCATGATAAATAGTTGAACGCTCAACTATTGAATTATAATCATGAGTCAGTTATTTGGCTTCCAGATTAACAGAAAGGAGGGGCAGAGGGGACAATCCCCTGTCCCTCCTTCTGCTGAAGAACCAATTGCCGTTGCGGCAGGTGGTTACTATGGAACGTATGTAGATACGGATAATCAAGCTCGTAATGAGTTTGAGATGATCCGTCGTTATCGTGATATGGCAATTCACCCTGAGGTGGATAGTGCTGTTGACGAAGTTGTGAACGAGTTTGTTGTAAGCGATGCTTACGATTCTCCAGTTGAAGTTAATTTAGATAATCTAGATGTTGGCGCTGGAGTAAAAAATAAAATTCGTAATGAGTTTGAGTATCTTAAACGTCTGTTGAATTTTGACAATCGCGCACACGAGATTGTTAGAACTTGGTATATCGACGGTAGACTATTCTACCACAAGGTTATCGATCTAGATAATCCAAAGAAAGGTATTACGGAACTTCGTTATATTGATCCAATGAAGATCAAGAAGGTCCGTCAAAAAATTGACAAC